TAATCAGTTCCAAGGGAATCTCCCGGCCAGAGCAGGCGTTCATCGCTGCGGTACGGACATCACAATCCGGGTCTTTCAGAGCGGATTCGATTGTTTCCAGGTTGGCCCACTTAAAATTGTTAGTTTTTTTCATTTTTTATGTTCCTTTCTTAAGTTAAAATAACTGTTTATAAAGTTTAATCCTCAAAAGGGTTTTCGATAGATGCAACCATCTGGATGCCGGTTTTCTTTTCCATCTGCTTCGCCATTTTGCAGGCGTTCGCTTTCATGGAATACTCTCTGTCGAAAGAACCGACATATTCGGTTTTACCAACAACGACCTTAAACCATACTCGCCACATAAGACTTCCTCCTTTCTTTGGCAATAAAAAAAAAGAAAGAGGCCCTGAGATGAGTCAGAGCCATTTCTTTTTATCCATAATAAATTTCGTAAAACTCTTCAATCACATGAACCACAAAATCAATCGAGCATTGTGCGAATGATGCGATATTCTGGTTTGTGAACCCCAGATGATACATCTCGCAAATATCTTCAATTTTATGCTTCATTTTCGACATGGAATTTCACCTCCTCATAAGAGGAGAAGCAGATGACGCGCGATAAATATCCAGGATTATTTTTGTAGGAATCTCTGAGGTCCAAATTCTTCATTTATAAGATGGATCCAAACTCCATTAGCCACATTATAAGCGCAGACAAACATGTTAGGGGCTGTTTTGCAAATATCAGCGAACTGACTCATTTGTTTCATGAATTCATATGTTGAGTCACGAAACTTCATTTCTGGATGTGCTAAGATATATTTAACCAATTCAATCAGACCCCAACGATGATAGAATGAAATTTTCATATTCTCTCTCGAATTTTCTTCAGAAGGGTTTGGTAATGATTGATATATCTCTTTGAATCTTCTGATCAGTTCAGCTCTATCGCTGTGAAATGCTCCAATTACTGTCTCCATGATAACCAAATTTCACCTCGGATCCATTTTTCAAACCAACCAGAATGTTTTTAGAATCGATGGGTTCCCAATTCTCGATCATGTCAATATATTGCGGAAACATGGAAAGAAACTTCGCAAGAATATCAACACCGCACATTTCAAACCTCACTTGCTTTCTGGAAAACGTCTTGGTGAGAAGAACCTTTCCCGTATACAGCATTCAGTGCCAGCTTTGCATTTTCTTTGCTGGAAGGGATCGTGAGCTTACGAAAGAGTTCTTCCGCTTCGTCACCCTGGAACGCATTGAGAATTTCGATTGTTTTGCCCTGCTTCCGCCCGACGATCATAATGCGGTTATCTTTTCCATGGGTAAAATCGAACCCTACAAGAATCGTAGAGTTCGGGAGTACCGGAGACACACCTTCAGGTATTGTTTTCATGAGTTCCATTTTCCTTTCTCAAACAAGTTTTCGTTAAAAGTCCTTTTTTCTCTCAAAGCCATACTGATTGCCACATCGATTCCGCTTTTGCTCTTGAGGTGATAATAGTAAAGATCTTTGAAAGGAGTATTTAGCCTGTCTATTCTTCCGGCAGACTGTACCATTATTTTGTAGCTGTAATTTTGAGAGAAGAATACAACCGTATCCGTATCGATGCAGTTCCATCCTTCCGCTCCGGCTGTGTACTGGACCAGATATATCCAAGAATCGGAATCGGGAATTGGCTCATGTCTATGGCCATTCCATTGAGCAACGACAGTGCCTTTTTCGTACTGTGCATGAAGTAGTATCTCAAGCTCATAATCGAAATTATAAAAGACAATTATCTTTTTCTTTTCTCTTGCGATACTCTGAACTGCCCGGATTCGACTGTCGTCGGTGTTAATGATCCTCCTCAAAAGATAACAAAGTTCTCCGGCATTCTGAATCGGTTCTTCTTTGATAAAGTTCCATCGCGTTCGGACTGTATTTTTGTAATCCTTCACATTGTAGGGAACTTCAACATCGATATGATGCGGAATTGTTTTCCGGTCAAAACTCATTTCTACAACAATTTGTCTTCGGTAGTAGTCAAGAAGCCCGACACCAATGTAACGATCAATCTTTGGAAACTTTGTAACATGAGAATACACAATATGCTCCCGAATGAATTCACTTCTGTTTTTATAGAATCCATTTGCAATGAACAGGGGCGCATATTCGATGTAGGTGTCTCCAGGAGTAGCAGACAGAAGAATCCATTTATTTTTTTTCGCGATTTTCAGAAAGCTTTTAACCCATACACCGCTGCCAACAATTCTTTGCTCGTCAAATATAAAAAAGGCCTCTTTGACATCAATATACTTTTGAATGTTGTTCCAGCTATCAATCTTGATTTTGTTGGAATAAATATTGAGTTCTGGATCGACATTCATCAGAAACGGGATCAGCTCTTTTTCCCATTCATGCGTATCTCGTTTTCTGGCTGTCGTGACAATGTATAGGTCTTTTGGATTCTTCATCGGAATATAATCGCCGCCTGTCAGTGTTGAAATGTCTCCGCCGTTTTCAAGGTAAAAATATCCAATGGAAGTAATACTTTTTCCGCTGCCAACACCGCCACATAATACAGAACCATTATTGATTCGGAAGAGAGCATCTAGTTGATGGTCGTATAATTTTATTCCTGGCATTATTCCACTCCAAGAAAAAGGAGAGGATGCGTGAACACCCTCTCCAATATCTGGTTTCGACTTAAAAGGGAAGAACTTCTCCCTCGTCGTCGGGTTCTGCCACATGGCGCCGGTTTCTGTAGAGATGAGCATAGGGATCGTCATAAAGATCCTGCTCCACATACATCGTCCGAATATACAGGCTCAGCTTCCCTGCATCGTATTCGTAGGGATTGAGGATCACGTTGACATTATGAACCCGCATGGTGTCAATCTGCTTCACGGTCTCTTCGTCAAGAAGAACCGGTTCACTGTCTCCGCTCACCAGGAATACCTTGGGAGGATACTTCACCGGAATTCCGTTCTTTCCACGATACTTCAGAAGCGCCGTGATGAAGTATTCCGGCTTAAAATCATCGGGATCGTCATCGGGTCTGGGGCGGGTCTCTCGAACGCGAACGCCCGCCTTGATCAGATCCTTGGCCTGTTCAGGATCGGGGATGATGATGTTGGCCTTTGGCCTGGCATCGTTATAGCGATCCTTGGTAGGATCCCCAGCAAAGTTGGTAGCGAAGATAAATTTTGTGTTGTCGATGGCGATCGTTTTGCCAATCATAGTTAAAACCTCTTTCTTATAAATTTTTTATTAGGCAGCATCTTCCGATGGGACATCGTACATATCCTCGGAGACAAACCATTCAAAGTCGCCATATTCGGTGATTGCATCCTTAGCATCGTCAACAAGCCGATCATAGAATCCTCGATCGATCTTGTCCTGATAATTTAGGGCACGAACCATTTCTGATTCCATCCAGCGATAACCTTTGCTTCCGGTGGCAGCGGAATACTTACCACCGGACTCACGAAGCAGGATGCCGGCTCCGTTTCCGGGTTTGATCGGTGTAAACTGGCCCACTTTTCCGACGAAGTGATACTGATGACCCTTCTCAATCTCGGAGAGATAATATTGAATCTGGTCAATAACAGAATTACTTATGTCTTTATCAATTGATCCGGTTTCTTGCAAATCCATCAAATCAAGCTGTGATAATCCATTCTTCTTAAGAATATCCGCAAGATTTTTTTCCATGATAGATACATCAGGAAGAGACTCGTTCGTGTCCAGATAGAGTGCACCGCTGACGGAGAACGTTTCGCACATGTCTTCAAACAGAATATCTTCTCTGCTGAAGAGTTTCTTAAATACATAAGGGACTGCAAACTGTTTTCCTGTAGCGGTCCATGTGCCAGGATGATCTTTGACATCGCCAGGACAATACCCATACTTTCGAACGCAGTTTTCGACGGTATCATACTTTGCGATATACACGGCATCGTTGACGAGACACATCTTGTCGTATGTTGCTTCATGCTCAAAGTAATACCCGTTCAGCTTTCCAAATTCCATAACAAACTGGATGATCTCTGGGGTGGCATCTGGAATCTTTATGGAATCTGTCTTGATGTGGGCTACGGTAAATCCTCTTTCCTGAACCGCGTGTTTCAGATCGATCATGAAGAGTGCCCCTCGCTTTGCAACGATGTTATCTCTGTTTCTTGGATCCCGGAATGCGTTGTCAAATGCTGCTGAAGTGAGTCCATATACAGAGTTGATGGCTGTTTTCAGCGCGTTGGCCAATTGCTTTGCCGACATCTCTCCGTTTTTGACCTTTTCGATCCATCGGGTCAGTTTACCGTCCAGAATATCATTCACGTCTTCCCAGGCTTTATGTTTGATGCTTACCCGTCCGTCAACGATTTCTTTGAATCGTCTTGTAAATGTTGGACCAAACAAACACTCGGCGATAACGCTGTGTGGGTGCATGGACATAATATCAAGAAGCGCTACATTTCCATACATACCAGGTTCAGCATAGACGTAACCGCCTTCGCCGACCTCTTCGCCGCGATATGTAGAGACTCCATTGACAAAAGAATAACCGGGGAAGTAGGGGAGAATGCTGTCTTCGTCGCCATGGGTGACCGACATCATATCTGGAGCAGCATCCTTCAGGAATTCCATGACCGCTTCTTTCAGCTCTCGAACCGGTTCCGAAAGGTCACGATATTCAAAGTCGGACTGCGGCTTCTTAACACCGTTAAATATAATTCTCGTAGTGAGCATATTTGTGGTGTCGTTCACGGTCATTCCGGCAATATCAGCCAGAATCTGTCTCGCTGTCCAGTCTGCTTCCAGATAGTTGAAGGCTGCCTCCGTTGCGATCACGTCATTGTCACAATATTGGGCAACCTTTGGCCACAGCGGTTCCGGAACCGGTTGATTCCATGGAAGTCCAAGCTCCTGATGATGAAATCCCATCTCGATTTCCAGCTTCTTCAGGCTCTTTTTATTCCCGGCAGAAGCAAAGTCGTACACATCCGTCTTGCCAAGGTTATACGCATCACCGAACATGGCAGTTCTGTCTCCCTTGATAATCCGAGTGCTAAGGTCATACAACTGGATATTAGAATACCCCATCAGTCTGGCATAGCACATATGCCGGTCATACTTGCGGCCATTAAAATCCACAAGATGATTCGCATGAACTCGAAGGAACTCCTCGACTTGGATGGGTGTCGGATTGATCATACGAACGACTGGCTTGTGCTCCGTAGAAAGTTTGTGAATATAATCTTCCCAGTGCTCAAAATCTTTTGGACCGTAATCTTCCGCGATCTTCCAGTTGATAATAAAAAGATTCGGAAAACACTCAATGTCGTAGTAGACATTCTTTGCTTCCGAATCAGTTGGAATATCACAGATTTCTTTATCCTCGGATTTGAACTTCATTTTACCAACGAGCTTGATACAATAATCGGCCTGATGGGTACTGTTTGCTGCGAAGCCGAGAATCGCATTTCTCATATCGCTCACGTCGTAGGTAAGATCGCTCTTGTAAGCATCGTCCAGAATCTTGTAAATGAAATCAATGCTCGGCTTGGTTCCAGGATGGAATTCTTTTGCCAGATTTCGTTTGATCAGATTCCGAAGACTTTTTTCGCTTTGAACCGCATCGAAGTTTATCACTTTCTTTTCCTCCTTCAACGGAAGTCCATGAGTGATCGTAGCCACAGGAATATCATTACACAAAGTTAACTTTCTGCGAAGACTTGAGTTTCCAGTAAATACTTTCACTTCAATATGATCTCCGTACACACTGCTAAGTTTAGAGGTGTCGCCTTTGTAAATATAATACAGGTGAATTGCTTTGCCGCTCTTACTTACTTCCGCATAAGTTGGCGGCCATTTACTTGCTTCTTCCAGATTTTTGTCAAAGCACTTTTCTCCGTTTTCATCCGTAATATCGAAGTCGATGCATATAAGCTCCATTGGAACCTTCACATAATGAACTCGATCCGTTGAAATATCAGAGAGGGTTGTCTTGACATTCACCCATTTTTTCATAGGGGTTTCTGCCTCGGAAGCATACTGTGCAAAACAATCTGAAAATGCAGAATCAAATAACGAAGATTGGCGTTTCAAATCAATCCAGGAAGTTTGTTTTACAGGTTCAGATTGTTTATTAACAGATTCTTCCTCGAATTTTTCCCGTATGAAGCCTGTGTAATGACTCCGCACACGTTCGCCACTGGATAGCGTTTCTCGTTCTTTGTAATTTCTGAAGTAGTTCTTCAGTTCTTCCTTAAACGCTCTCAGTGTGTAAGGATATGCGACTTTTGCGTCCTCACAATATTTTTTGTACATTGCCCAGGCGGAATTGAGAGTGGTTCCATCTTCTTTATCGAAGGTGTACCATGAATCCATTACAAAGTTATAAAAGTCGTTGCTGGCTCCCAACATGCTCAAAGGAATATAATCATCATAGGCATTTGGGTTTGCTTTGTAGACATTCAGACAATGACTGGCAATCGAACCAAGCTCAAAAGTAATCTGTTTCATGATTTGCTTGTATTCGGACGCCTTGAGTTTTTCTCCTGTTGGTGATACATCGATCAATCGTCGAATCAAACCACTTTTCGCATCTGTGATCTTAACCGGTCGATTCGTACCCATGAACAGGAAACATTTGAACCGATTAGCATAAGTAGATTTGAATTTTTCATTCACCGTCATCAACTCATGACTGACCAGAGAATTAAGGCGTGTGTTATCTTCGATCCTCGAAAGATCACCATCATGTTGAATGGCAACCAGAGGATTTGACTTGAATGCCTCCAGGGCAAAGCTATTGCTGGACGAGCCCAGAGCTTTCGCATCGAAAACGCTGGTATATCCTTCAAATAGTTGCTGGATCACATTCAAAACTGTAGATTTACCTGTACCGGCAGCGCCATAGAAAACCATAAATTTCTGTAGATGCTGGCTATCACCGGAAACGATTGAACCAATTGCCCATTCGATTTTCGCACGCTCTTCAGGAGAATATAAAACACTCATCATGCGATCCCAGGCTTTTATCTCTCCTTGCTCAAGCGGGTAGGGAAGTCGCTTTGATGCGTAGTCCTTTCTTGATGTCTGCGTATTCGAAAATATCAGTTTTTCATCAAGCATGTGGAATGAATCCCGCATTTGATGTTGGCAATACCGATGCCAGCGGTCAATCATTCCGCTTTCGGAATCCCACATATGAAGAACGCGATAACCATTTGGAAATTTATCTGCGTTTTCCTTTGCATACTTGTCCAGTTCATGATCAACAATGTCAATGACATCCTGTTCATTGGTTGACCATAATCCACGTTCCTCTACCCAGATGGCATAGAAGTCGCCGCCTCGAATCATCAGATGCTCGCTTCGATTTTTAACGATGAAATTCGGATAAATCTCTACTCCACCTTTTTTGTTGGCTCTTGTAGAAATAATCAAAAAATCAATCATTTAATCACCAGCATTGTCTTTTTCTTTGTAAAAGGAGTTCAGTTTTGACTCCAGCATATCAATTCGACTGTTTTGGATCAGAAGGATCAACTCTGTAAAAAGACTGATAAGCATCAGCCGATTGATGCTGGAACGATTGGACCGATACATCTTGTAAAGTTTACAAACCACTCGATCTTGACGATCCAAAGATCGGAAGATGTATTTTAACATATGCTCCATTTTTTATTTCCTCTCGTATTCGACATTGTTAAGAAACTCCATCATCTGATACCAAATATCAAGAGTCCTCATGTTTTTCGTTGAATTCGGAACCGTAAACAGACCTCCGCTTCCATCGTATCGATACTTTCGTGAAAGAAAATCATCAACACAGCGTTCTGCGTATGCCTCATCGAAGGTCCTGTCATCCATATCGCCCAACCCAAGACTCTCAATCATTTCGAAGAACCATTTTCCGGTCTGATCGCCATACTCGGGATCAGTTGTGATATGCTCTTCGCAACGAACGGCCAATGCAACCATCATTTCCAGAACGCTGCAATTACGATGATCCAATTCATATCGAACGGTAGAAATCGAAATATCATTTTCGGCACCAAAACGATACCGCAGCTGCTCGCCGTCTTTTGCCCGATTTCCATCCATTTCCACGAAGTAGGTGAATTCAACGCTGTCTAAAAACCTTAAAAGTTTCTTCCAGGATAGTCCATTTGCATATTTCTTATCGCATACCAAATCGACCATCCAAAGAAAATAATCGAATTGGATATTGGATCCTACACGATTTGAATTCACCCCATTTCTTAATCCACTCAAAGTTCTTCCTCCTTACCAGGCGAGATATGGTTTACTCTGAACTATTTCTGCATAGGTTTGATCATCTTTGACGATTTCATAGTAGACCTTGATTCGATTGTTACGAATGTACATTGTTTCCGCATCACTTTTTGCAAATGCTTTCAGATCGACATCGCCGATTGCCCATTGAATTTCTTCATCAGACATCCGGTCGTAATCGTCATCCACCATAACACCATCTTGCAGAAGAAGCAGCGTGATGGTCTCGTAGTCTTCTATCTTTCCGAACTGATCCTCGGAAATAATCATGTGATGAACTTCGTTTTCGTTCGGTTCTGGAATCTCCTCAATCATGTCCTCAGAGATTGTGTCATATCCAAGATTATCGACCAGTTCTTCGTACTCCTGTTTTACCGCTTCAATTTCTTCTTCAGATTCTTTTTCAGCTTCCTGATCAATCTGATATTTCCGAAAAGAAGCTTTGATAGATTCAACCTCTTCTTCGACGATTTTGTCGTATTTCTCTTTGAGAACATGATTTGCAAAGAGAAAGCCGGATATACCGCCGATGGCAAATGATACGGCACAATAAAATTTTGTTTTCATTTTATGCCCTTTCCGCCTTTTGGCTGTCCATAATTCCTTTCGCATAAGCGGAATTCTCCCTGCGCTGCTTCTCGAAATCGGAATATTTGGTGATCCGATGCCGAAGATAATCGTTGTTCTTTGTCAGCCTGTCTATCTCTTTCCGAAGCTCTCTATTGGAGTTGATCTCGAACAGAACGATCATGGAAAGCGCGGTAATGACAAACGTCAAAACAATAACCCAAATCATAATTCTAAAGCACCGCAGGGGTGCATCCTCCTTTATTCAGTTAAGTTTTCATTTTTGATGGTAAAAACAGTGATTGCCAGACCGCCGAACAGAAACGAAATACTCAGAAGAATTCCTCCGACAATATGCCGCTTTCGTTCGGTGTCCAGCAATTCATCAATGGCAAATAACAACCCATCAATATTGTTCATTGAATCATCCTTTCTTGTGAAGGTTTCCTGTGGCTAATACAGCGATCCCACTGATAAAGAACAGTCCAGAAATGGTGGTAAACACATAGCCAATTGCGTTACGCACCTGGCTCACCTCCTTTGAAAGAATGATAAATTGCTTATTTTTCGATCAGGTTAAGCTTCAGAGCCCGATCGATGATGGGGCCGTCCACATTGGGATTGATCAGCCACACCGTTTCGTACTCGCCGGATTCGTCCTTTTTCTTGACTTTCTGAATGTTCAGGCAGATATAGTTGTCACCGCGATCCTCGGATTCCTCATCCAGAATCCAGCCAACAAACTGGCCGGATGCGGTCGGCTCATATCCAAGGTGCGTAAGAACATCGTTCAGATAAACCACTTTGTTGGTGGTAAGCATAACATTGAACAGCCGTTCCTGCGCGTTCAGAAACAGATCGTTGTAATCCTCGTTCGGTTCCCAGGCTTTGGAGTATCCCTTTCCGAAGCATCGGGCATAATCAGAAAGGCTTCCTTCATCCAGCACATCAATGGTCTTCTTGACCTTTTTCTTCTTGCCGTTTTCATCAACGACGGTTTCTTCAATAGTCTCCTGGGTGATGCCGTAAAGAAGCTCGTTGTCCACCTTCTCGCCATACCGCTGAACGACTCTTCCGCGATAGTTCTTAAAGCTGTTGGTAAGCTCCGTACAGGCGGCTGCCAAGGCTACATTGCGCTTTCTCAGCTTGTTGCTTCCGGCAAGGATGCTGACAAGGGACAGTGCTTCGATGGAGACAGAAACCGCGTACAGCTTGGCAAAGGAAACGCCGGTTTCGAAATACGCAGCCGCAAGCTCCTTCTTTTCTTCCTTGGAGCCGGAATCCTCCGCATGGTCGGAATGTACCTGCTCAACACGATTCTGGTGCTCTTCCACGATCTCAGGCACAGACAGGGAATCGTGACAGGCTTTTACAAAGCCAATAACCACGCCGATGCAGCCGCCTGCAATCATGATGGTAGGAAGATTTTTCTGCACAGAAAACCGGCAGCTCTTCCAGATGTTCATTGCGTTGATTTTCATATTATTTAGTCCTCCTTATCAGGTTGTACTTTTAATTTTTGTAGGCTGTGGAAAGGAAATTACATAATGACCCAATCCTCCGGTTACTTTTAGACCGGTCAAATCATACCACCCGTAGTCATTTCCGCCAGGTCGGCAAGTGAAACCAGCGATGTCCTCTACATCAGCAACAGTCAGATATTTACACGTATTCATGATGTCTTGAATATCCTTTATGACTGCCTCTGCTCTGCTTTGATTTCCGAACTTAAACACGATTTTTCTATCATCGAGCTTCTGGTTTGTCTCAGCGCCATCAGACTCCAGACTCTTGATCATCCGGTTCAGATACCACCGGGCTTTCTTCAGGTCTTCTACACCATTCTTTTTCTTCCAGCGAAGAAGATACTTCAGTGCATTGCCTGTACAGACTGCTTCCAAACCGGAAAGTTCGCTGGTGAAAGCTTCGATAACGTCGATGGCTTCCAAGCCGCTGCTCGACTTATAATGGTCAGGATGATTTACATTGTCTTTCATTTTTTACTCTCCTTTTCTTATTTGATTTTTCTGAATTGTCCGCAATACCTTGTTTCCCAATAATCATTACGCATTGGATCTTCAAAGTTCTTTCGGTATCGGTCAAAACCTTTGGAATAGGATTCGCCGAGCAGCCGGCAAGCGTCAGCCATAATATTTGCCATATTTCGTCCAACTCCGAGTGACATAACAGATTTGATAAATTTTCTTCTTTTCATTTACCACAATCCTCATAAGCTAGTTGCTCTTGGCAACCGAATGACATAGCCTTCTGATGTGCGCTCAACTTTTGCGCCCCGCAGACTTGTCCAGCCATACTTGTTGTCCGTATAATTGCAGCTGATACCAGCCATGTCAAACAGGTCGGCCACGCTGACAACTTCAAAGCGTTCCAGAAGCTCTTCCATGCGATAAAGAACTTCTTCGGCATCACCGCGATTTTCAAATACGATGTCGTCATAACTGTAAGCCTGGCTGGTTCTCGGCTGGTTGTATCGTTTGCGGTCGTCATCGTAGTAAGAACGATAGCTCACCCTGGCTGCTTTGGAATCAGACTTGGATCTTCCAGGTTCGCCAAGAAGCATATTGATACCGTTGCAGACGATGTCGGAGATGGCGCGCTTGATAGACGGAACCAGTACCTCCATCAGAATATAATCTTTCACACTCTCCACGTCGCCTGGAACAAACAAATTGCCAAGTTTACTGGCATTAGAAGGCTTTTTCTGCTTCACATTTCCAGTCACAACCTTTTCTACTTTCCGGTCCGACTGAGATGCAGCCTCCTTAGAGCGGTTGGAATTAGAAGGATAGTTATCTAAGTTCATGTATTACTCCTTTCAGGAATAAAAAGCGAAAAGGAAGAGACGCTGTGAATAGCGTCCCGTCCTTTGCAGGTTAATCCATTACTTTTCAGGGTCTTCCTCCTGGAATTCAGCGTCGACGAAGTCGTGCTCCTTCGCTGCCTGGGCCTTCTTCTCCTTGGCGGCATCGATCTTCATCTTCACAAAGCTCACAGCCGGGGTGACCACCTTCTTCAGAATCCAAATTCCTCCGACGACGGCACCGCCGATGAGAGCTCCGGTCAGAATATTCATATTGCCGGATTCGGTAGAATTACATACCTCAGTCATCTCAGTGTTGACTTCCATCATTTCGTTGTTTTCCATTTTAGTTATCTCCTTTCAATGTTGGGGTTTATCCCTTCATAATAGAATTTGCAAATTTCGCGGAATCTTATTTCAGCAGCGATCACAGTTGTAATCGGGCGGATACTCGTAGCTGACCATGATGCAGGGAACACCAGTCCTCGTAAGGCAGGAAGAGAATTTCGGTTTAATCAGTCCACGATTCACGTTCCAACCGATTCTGTCCCCAATATCCGTGCATTTAAGTCCGAGTTCCATATAGAATTCATTCAGAGACGAATAGGACTCCGGCATAGAATTCATTTGATGGTTCAACTCTTCCGCCGCATCACGAATGGAGTTCTTGTCCGAATAGAAATATCTTCCGACTGTTGTTTCGTAACAAAGAAATGGACCAGTTCCTTCCAGAATCATTCGCTCCATTTCATTAGGACAAGGGCGAGAATCCATAATATCTTTGTTTACTGCTTTTTGAATTTCCTCGGCTTTTTCTTCTCCGACAGTTTCTTTTACTTTTCTCTGATAATCCCTGAGCGCTGACTCCGAGATACTGTATGCCGTTGCAAATGCAGCGCTTCTTCTGCTGTGTGCGGAGTTGGAACTTGCTGCACAGGCAATTGTGAGCGCGCAGGAGATGGCAGTTGGAACATAGCATGGAGCAGCAACTTTCGCCACTTCCATGGGAGTGAGTTCCATTTCCAGCTCTTCTTTTTTTCTGTCAATTTTTCGGATCGCCTCTGCGGTAGCCTGTATTGCCAGACCGACCGTCACGATCACTCCGCCAATACAGAGCTTTGATAGAATCTCAGGGCCGTTTCGGTGAAGCGACCGATTGAGCCGCATAAGAGCTCGTTTCATATTTGTCTTTGCTTTCATTTTTTGTCCTCCAAAGTTAGATATTTCAGAATCTCACCGGCACAATTTGACATATAACATGCAAAAGTATGTGTATCACATGATTCTGATTCGCCAAGAAGAAATTCCATATCATCCCTGAATTTTTTTACTATAACGATTGGGTCCAAATCAGAATGTAATATTGCTTCTGACAGCCAATCACAAAGAAAAAGACTATATGTTTGTTTGTAGAAATAATAAGCGAATCGCTCTCTTGGTGATAATGGCATTGTGGTTCTTAGTGTTCTCTTATATTTCCGCAACAATGACAGGGCTTTTCCTTTTTCCATTTTGTCCTCCTTTCCTGGACAAAAGAAAAGAGCCCCTGTTACGGAGCTCATTCCTTTTTAGTTTTCTTCATTTGCTTCAGAAAGCGCTTTTGTGATTTTCTCGTCGATCACTTCGTCCTGGTATCGATCGGACACATAGTCGCCTAAAAAATTGATCGCGTAGACGGCAACGGTCGCGATTAACCCGAGGACTTTCCATGTAATTTTGGGCTTCATCATAAAAACTCCTTTCTAATGTATTCATAATAGCCCGCGTTTTTTTCGCGATTCAATACGCCTCATCAAGACTATGCGGTTCGAACGGCATATTGATGGTTCTAACCAGCATATCATTCATGACCGTTCTCGGATGTTCAAAATCAATCCAGTCATAACCATAATGCGCCTCTCCCGAATACTGCTCCCATCCAATATCGTCTCCTTCAGGAACATGAGGCAGATCGAGGAAATCCAGAAAATCATTGAAGGTGACAAAACCTCGAATGACGAAATTCCGGTTTAGATGATACTCTGCTTCGATCACTTCTTCCATGGTTTTCTCAAAGAATTTTCCATAATGGTCAATATAGAATGTCTGAACGCCGTCCCATGGAAGATCTTGATCCTCGTCCTTTTTCTCTTCTTCGATAACATGATCGATAAATTCCGCTTCTTCTTCCGTAATCAGCTTATTTACTCTTGTTTTGTAGTCAGCATAGGTTTTTTCAACATATGCCAACGCACCGATAAGTAAGGCCTGATTTTGCCTGTGAATGTTATCGGAACCGATAATACACAGGATGGTTCCGGCAGCTGCTGAAACAGCAGGAAGATAGGAAGGAGCCTTTACAAGGATTTCTTCTTTTTTTGTGAATTCCTTACCGGGGTTTTCCTCTTTCTTCTGCTCGAAGACCGTATCCGACTTATGCGCGGCTTTTGCACTCAGAACGCCGGTCAGTATAACACCTCCGGCAGCAAGGCAGGATAGGATCGTTGCCGAATTCTTACGAACCCAATTACAGATGTTTTTCATATGTATTCTCCTTTCAAAAATCGATCATACGCCGATGATTCTGGATGCGATCATATCGGCAGTATGAGAATATAAAACGTTCGGATAAGTTTCAATTGCGGCCCCATAATAGCTCCAAAGCGAAGTATCCTTCTCAAAAGCGCCCATATGCCACCGAATACAGGCGATTTCTTCTTTTGTGAGTGATACGAGTTGCTGTGCCAGAATGATAGACAGCGCGCCATGATCAGGCATCAAGCTGTTTTCTCGACGAATCCATTCTTTGTTAAATGTGTTTCCAATTTCCTTCCCATCGGCAAAAATTCCAGAATGGTTTTCAATCATTGTAATTCCATACAGTTCAGTTTTGCACAGATCGTGGTACATGCCCACAATATAAGGGGATTCCGGGCGCAGCCATTTCAGCTCCAGCCGTTGGGTGAGACTGACCAATGCTGAGGCAACAGCGAAGGAGTGGTCGAATAGTCCTCCGGCATATGCTCCATGGTGTTTAATGGACGCAGGAGCTTCAAAGAAAGACATCTCACCTAGCTTTGACAGGATCGTCGAATCGGTGAGCATTTTCGGCATGAAGTTCATATACTGTTTCATGCGCTCCTTGATGTTAATTGTTGTTCCTTCCACTTAAATCATCCTTTCTTTATCCTATAACTTTTTTAACTTTGCTTTTTCTGACGAGACAACATACGTCTGTATCACCATCAATTGAATCCAAAGTAACCAGCACCTTTCTTGCTCGTTTGGTTGGAGATTCTTCGACAGTTGCCATTGTATATACTCGCACGTTATAGTCTTCTATCCACAATGTCGCAGAATCGCCGCTTATCAACACTCTGTCACCTTGCTTCAGTAGCTCCATAATATATACCTCCATTTTTCAAAATATAAAAGACTTCGAGTCCTTGGTTGTTCGGACTCTTAGCCTTTTGGTTACTTCAGCACATTCAATTCGGATAAAATATCACTCAGTTTCTCGCCTTTTCGTTTCCGACGATCGATCTCCAGCCATTCTTTATTTGTAAGCTCTCGGTTAAGCTTCCAGTAATGGCCAAGGCTGCGATCATAGCAGTATTCTTTCTTAAGCGATTCTTTCTTGTTCGCTGTTCTGCGCTGCACAATCACCCGAATAATGGTGGTTGCGCCTTTCACGCAGATCGGAGCAAGAATGATAATCGCTTCTTTGTTTTCTATGACCCATTCTTTTAATTCCTGGAGCCTCATAATCAGCCCATACTTCAAACGACTGAAGAACGGTTCGTTTTCATCGTGAACGATAACATACTTCATTTTTTTTTATTCTCCTTTTATGTATTGGTTTCCATAACAGGAGATGATCATTTCGCGTTCTTGCCTTTTACATCGATATGGATCCCCCCATTCTCTACAAAGGCTTCAATCTTATGATCTTCCGGCTTATCCAGCATCTTTCCAACAATCGGAATATTTCGGAAAATCAAAGATTTTACGCCTGTTCCAATAAGGGTTTTCTTCTCAGGGATGGGTGCAATTTCCGTTCCATTACTGTTTCCCTGATCGATCCTCTCTTGAAGAGCTGCATATTTCTGTTCCGCCTCGCCAAGTTCCTTTCCCGCGGCGAATGTGATATGACCAACCACATACAAGGCAAGAATACCGATGGCGCCCTCCACAATTGTTCCGATCATTTTTCTCATTTTAATCAAGTCCTTTCTAAGTTAGAATAGAAAAAGACCAAGAGCCGATGCAATATCGACCCTGGGTCTTTTGTCAACATAATTTGTCTTCGAGCTTGTCCAGCCAGCTATCAAATACATTACTTATGATCTTGATGATTCTGATTCCGAACTTGATTGCAAGGTAAATCAGAATAATCCCGATGAGTAGATCGATAACGTGCATAATACACACTCCTTCTTAATTTGTTCTCATAAGAAGGCTTGTTTATTGCGCGATTCAATACTCAAGATTCGGGCAGCAATCCAAATAGAATACAAAATCAAATCCGCTGTCATGAACCCAATCGAAGTCCAAATCCGCAATAACGGAATCATATCTATTGTATAGAACATCAACAATTTCACTTAATAAATTAAAATCATTAGGAAGATTGGTCTTAAACATCTGGTTAATTTCGGAATATGTGAAAATATAATTCCCTGTGGTCGTGTTACTGATGCCGATGTCCACCATATATTTCGCAATCGTATTAGCTTTTTTGATTCTTGATCGTTCTATGAATTTGTAGCAGAAGTATAATACAATCAATATTAACATGAAAAGGTTTACGAATGTTGTTTCGCTCATTTGTATTCATCCTTTCGCTTAGAAAATCTATCCTAGAATAGAAAAGGGAAGAGGCCCTGTTTCCAGAGCCCCGTTCGCAAGTCAATCTTCAACGCCTTTCTCGAAGTGTCCCCCGGTCAAAGTGTGAAGTTCTCGCTGAATCGAGTTCAGTGTCAGAACCTCGTCCTGTCTGTTCTTTTCGAGCAGTCTCAAAATATCATCCAACTTTTTGTCTTTTTCTTCCAGATTTTCGATGGTCTTCCGCATGAGCTGTTTGGTTTCGTCCATCAAACGCATGGCCGATTGCATGAAAGCAAACTCTTCTGCGTCCATCTCCTTGAGACGGCCCCAGCTGATCCGCTTGAATGCCTGGTCGATGCAGCTATTGATGCCCTCCATCAGCTTTTCAAAAGATTCTCTCATAACCATTTAACTCCTTTTCTAAAGTGAATTTATTTGAGTATTCCTCATAATATATCTTGCCGATGTCGCGGAAAGAAGAAAAGACCGTGATTAGCAGTCTTCTCTTCTATGAAATATCATATTACGTATTTTATTCTTCGGATTCTCCTTCCTCACTTTTTCTCTTTTGCAGTTCCATTGATGCGTTTGCTCCTCCGGTATCTGCGACGTTGATAATGGTCCTAAATAAGTTCATGTTCTCTTTGGGATCGTCATTCGTCCGAAGATCGTTCAAAGCTTGCTCAACGAGCAATAAACAATTTGCTTTAATAAGTGGATAATAAGATACCATATTAAATACCCTCCAAATATGTATTTCTTCATAAAAAGAAATGTTTATCCCGCGCTGAATCAAATCTCTCTTCTGTCAAATACGGTTTCCCACTTCAGTTTTGGAATTGGCTTCATCTTTAATGCCCACATGATCTGACGAACGGTTACGATCGGATAGATTCCCTGTTTACAAGGCTTCGCTCTTTCATCAAACAGTTCCTTGAAGCCTGGATTTAGATAAATAGAGTCTGTAAGCCATGGATCAATTTCTGTCCACCAGGTATGCTTTGTTTTGGGGTTGAACCGCTGCTGAATCACAATCAATCCTTTATCGCCCATTTTATACAAGGTGCAGCGATTGAAGAGAGGATGATCCAGTTGGTATACTTCGCCATACTGACTTACATAAAGGTCTGGTTTTTTATAATGGTAACGCATATTCTTCTCCGTATAGAAAATAGAAAAGGAAAGAGGCTGTGTAAAAGCCTCCTTCCTTTCGAGTATACATTGTTGTGACAGTTACTCCATGAAAGTATCTACAATTGTGGCTCCGATTTTTTCGCCGATGGTCCACCCTACAAAATAGGTGCACACCGTCATGGCAATTATTTTCAGAATTCCGATAACATACTTCATTGTAATTCCTCCTTCGTTAATTGTATTCCTCATAATATATCTTGCAGATGTCGCGGAAAAAGGAAAAGGCCTTGTGATCGGCCAATTCCTTAGTGTTTACTTTCCAAAGAGTTTTATGCCTTCGCGGCTTACCAAATCTTCGAATTCGATGTGCTTCGCAAAATCAAGGGTTTTGATCGATTCCAGAAAGTCGCGGCGCAGTCCCCACCGATTATCAATGGCGTAAATTGCTCGAACGTCAGGGTCTAATTTCATCTGTTCAGCAATCCACATCATATTTCGGATAGAGATTGCATCCTCCTGTAAGAATTTTGTGTCCACAATTCTGTGAAGTTCATTGAATGCGTAAATATAAACACGACGACACATGTATTTACCTCCTTTGTTAGTTTTTTTTCATAATACGCTGTGCACATCCCGCGGGCAAAAAGAAAGAGCCCGTGTATGCAACACGAGCCCTCCTTTGAGTATCCTCATTTACTTCTTGAACATCTTTGTGATGCCACTGATCCAATTTGTGGTCTTCGAAGTGAATGCGCCTGTCTCTTCGAATTTCAGTCCTTTCCCCATCCAGTAGGAAGAGAGCGCCAGCTGTCCGATAAGTGCCACTACACTGATTCCAATATTCGCCCATTTTTCGAACTTTCCATCGTTCGTCTGTTTACGCTTCAGTTCCATTTCTTCCTTCCGCGCATCAGACTCGGATTCTGTCCGAACCATCAGCTGATACTGTTCTCCCAGTGCATTGAGCCGCTTCATCTTCTTTTCGGCATCTTCCTGTTTGATGTCGGGATCAGACAATTCTGCAAGAGTCTTGTCGTATTCCTTTTTCAAAGCCAAGATTGTTTCATTTTCCATTTTTGTTCTCCTTTCTTGTAAATGGAGCAGTTACTCCATACCAGCCGATGTATTTTCCGCGCTGATATAATCCTGTAGAACCACCTTCAAAGAAATTCGTTTCTTCTGCATTATTTTAGAATATCCGCCCGGATTCAGTTCCAAAAACAGATAGGGAGGGATGGTTGGATCAGAGCAGTCTTGTCTAAGATTTCCGATTGTGGGACATCGTTTACGAAATATAAACGACGTTACGATGGCTCCAATGATGATACCGACGGTTAAGATAATAATTTCCTTCATTTATTGATTCTTCCTTTCGAGTTATAATACTATGTTTTTACGTCACCTGCGTACTGAAAAAGAAAAGAGCCTGCACGCAACAGGCTCTAATCTAGGTTAAGATTCTTAATTCAGATCATGTTTAATTTGATCATCTCATAAACGATCGAAACTCGATCTTCATCGAAACATAATAGTTTTGCCGTTTTCTGGTATGGCAGCCCTAAAATATAACAAAATCTGATCGCATAGTATTCGAGGTTTACAATAACAACATTCATAACATAATCCCCTTTACAGATTTTTTCCATAAAAGAGACTGTTATTTTCGCGTTTTATCAAGAATCCAAAAATATTCACGGTAAATGGTATACCATGTGTCTTTGCAGAATGGAATGGTTTCGAACAGAGAGAGTTTCTCATAGGACAATCCTTCAATAATCGCCTTGATAAGAACTTTGTAGTAATCTCCAGCTGCCTCCATGGCGGCGTGCTCCACAAGATCGATTCGATTTGCAAAATATAAACGAGCTTCTGCAATTGCTGCGGTTGGATCGCTTACATTTCCGTTCGATACATAGATCCTGTCAAGCTCTACTGCTGATGGACTTCCGTCCAGTTCCCGATAAAGCTTCTTCCATTCTGGATACTGCATACTGAAATGTTTCAGTTCGTAGTACCGGTGTTTGCTGATGTAGAATTGGTTGCGTTCAGAAATTTTGGGTCTAATATTTGTACCCATAAAATCACCTCCGCAACGTATTCTAAAATGGAGGAATAGCACTGTACAAAAATAAGAGCAAGCCCGTGTATTCCATGCGAGCTTGCTCTTATGCATCAATTCTTCTTGTACCAATCCGCGACCATCAGTACTCCAAAGGCAATCAGACAGATGCCCATAAGTGCTCCCATTTGCTTCATCTCCTTTTCAATTGATTTCATAAAGGAGTCTGTTTATTACGCGTTTAGGAAAATGTCATTATAAATGGTACTTTCCTAGGCGCATAAAAAAAATAAAACACCGTCATCCGAAGACAACAGTGTTTTATGTCTGAGTATTCTTTTGAAGTTACGAAATATTGTGGTAAAACTGTGGTAAATTCGATTTTTAATCGATTCCTAAAACCCGAAAGTGCCCGTATTTAGCCAACTTTCTTAATCAAGAGGTTTCATCGTGGGGAATTGTATCACATCGTTCAATAAGTCCTTGATTTCCTCTAGTTTTTGGTAGATTTCTAGGATTCGATTATCCATAAGTACTCATAACCTCACATAACTCATCATAAAATATCGGGCAATTGTGGTAGAAACTGTGGTAAATTAAAAGACAGAATTGAGGGCTTCCAACCTGGAGAAACTGGCTTGTTTTCGGTCCATATTGGATTCGTTGTAAATATCCATTGTAGTAGAAATATTTGCATGACCCATTACTTCTTGAATCAATTTCAGATCGGTTTCGTTTTCGCAAAGTCTTGTGCAGAAAGTGTGTCTCAATTGATGAACAGAGAACTCTGGAATGATCTCTCCATTTTGATGGTTCTCAGAATGATACGCTTTCAAGATCCTTTTTATTGCACGATTGATGCAGTGAGCATTCAAAACGTCACCGTATCGATTCTGCCATATGAATCCAGAATATCCATCAATTACCTTCTGGCAGAAACCAGTTTTCGACTGTCGTTCGTACTCGGCTTTGAGCGTGTCTCTCACGTTTTTGAACATCGGTATCTCCCGAGTTCCTTTTCTGGTTTTTGGCGTTGTTACACGATATTCTACTTTGCCACTATCCTGAAGCCTGTAAATCAGACTGTGATTGATAGAAATCACATTTCGTTTCCAGTCAATATCGCACCATCGAAGCCCAAGCATTTCGGCAATGCGGCATCCGGTTCCAAGCAAACAGGTAAACAAAGGCAGCCAATGGTTGTATTGAGAACTATTACGAACGTATTCCATGAATGCCTTCTGCTGCGATTCTGTGAGAGAATGCCTTTTGGGAATCTCCCAATCATTGCTCCGTTTCAAATCAGCCATGATTCCGTCCGTAGGATTTGTTCTGATGATACTATCTTTTACGGCCATAGAGAACACAGGATGAAGTATCGTATGAATTGTTTCCAAACTATTCGGCTTAAAACCAACCTCATGTATCAGTTTATTGAAGAATTTCTTCATAAAACTGTAATTTATCGAGGCAATGGAGACGTTTCCTATGTTTTCGCGTATGTATTTATCATACATATACTTGTAGTTCGTTCTGGTAGACTGTTTTAGCTCCGGTTTATTGGAAATATAATCATCCCAACGGTCATTGAGAGTTGCTTTTGTTCTTAGAATCTGATCGTCAGTATCCTTCAACGCTTTCTTTTCTAATTCCCGAAGTGATTCGCACCTTCTTTTTCCTAATGGAGTTGGATCGCTCTCAGTAAGCCTCCATGAATAAATACTATGTAGCTTGTTATCAGAACCATAGTAACGATATTCATATCGACCATCTGATTTCTGAAATTCGTTGTCTCTTAATATTCTACCTTTATTGTCTTTTCTTTTGGTTAACATAACGGCCTCCTCGTCAGTAAGCCGCAACATATCAAAAGAATTGCTCAGACACCTATAGAATAGCATACCATTCAATTCTTTTCAATAGTTGCAGCAGCAAATATCAAATCGAATTGATGGAATCGATATAGCGTTCAAATTTGATTCGCTTTATCTGAGCTCTTGAAGAATTCCATAGAATCCAATCAGCTTCTGGATTTGCATTGATGAGCTTTCTTAATTTTCCAATTCCTATATGAAAATATAAAGCAGCTTCCTCAATCGTAAGGGTGTATTTTTCCCACACCGGGATTTCGTTCTTCATTTTACATCCTCCAAAAAGAAAAGCCGCCCCAGTCGATTGACCAGAGCGGCTTCGCTAGACTTATTGATGTCAGTTCTTCGTGCTGTTATACTGAGCAGAACTGATGCCCAGGGTTACACCCAGGAATACATCAATGGCCGAGATAGTTCCCACAATCTCATTGCCATAGGGAAGACCCCAGATCTTGGCCAGAGCAGCATACAGTGTTGCGGCACCGGGCAGCAGATACTGGGCGATCCATTTCAGAGTGTCATAGGCTTTGTTGGACATGGAAAAAATGTTAGGCATAGTTATTACATCCTTTTCTCAAGATTGTTTACTTTTTCTTCCAGGACTGGCATCCTCTTTGCAAAGTTGTTATGTTCTCGAACTTCTCTTGTCAGTTCCTCCAATTTGGTATCGGTCACTGCCTGATGCTTTTCGAGTTTTGCTTCCAGGCGCATATCCGACAACTCAGATTGCTTATCCAGTCTAACAATGAGATCAGAACTGGATTTTCGAGAAATAATCAGCTGCACAATTATTGTGCAAGCCCCGGTAATCAGAGCTACAATGATTGCATCACTCATATTTCAATACCTCTTGATTAAAGAATATCAATATGAACGCTGCTGGAGCTTCCAATCTGATAGCAATATCTCAGATAGCCGTCCCGAACCAAACTTTGACAATAGGCCTCTACCATGGAACCAGAAAAACCGCGAACGATGATGTCCGCAGCCTTCCCTTGAAGATGTCTGGAATTTGGCACACTTCCACTTAATGTAGCGTTGTATTTGGCGCACCGAACGCCGCTTCCGCCAGAATGCCCGTCCGCAGGGGGAAGAGGAACAATAGTGATTGCAGTTCCGAAATGTTCCCAAATTTCTGTGTCAAGAATAGTGACAAGTTTTTCCTGCATTTCAACCGGAAAACCACCACATTCTCCGCAAGGGCATCTGAATTCCTCGCGCTTGAAATGCTTGATTCGATTCCAAAAAGTATCGTGAGCATTTGTAGTAGAGGAATCCGTTTTTGGCTGTTCAACTGCGGAATCAGGAATTGCCGGCAGGGGAGCTGTAATGAATTTCACTAATGCCACCTGAGTTTCGGCTCCTGGCTGTCCATCCTCGGTAATACCGACACGATGCTGGAATGCCCTGGTAGCCGCGCTTGTCTTTGCGCCCATGATGCCATCAGGAGTACCTGGATCACAGCCCGGAATGGATTCCTTGTAATATAAAAGAAGCGACTGAATTTGAAGTACGGTCATGTTCATACCTCAAATCAGACGCTCAAATCGATATTCTCGATAATCGCTCTCTTCTCCATGATGCTGAGATAAGTAGCCATTACGCGAAGCTGTTCTCTCAGAATATTCAGAGGGCAGTTGTGCTCGGGAGCGGTACCGATATGATAAACCTCGGCAAGCTCAATCTTGTCGCAGAAGGCTTTCAGCTTATCATGCCGAATTTTGGTTTGAGCATATTCAGCGACAAATCGCTTCTGGTAATCGTCACTGGTCATATACTCTACAGTATCTTTCAAATCTTTCATCGGTGAATCCTCCATTGAAATTGTAATACAGGTTGTGGTACTTACTTCTCAACGTTGCCACTCTTGTTAAATTGACTAGAAATCTCAGTCTCGAATCAAATCAATCCGATTCCTGTTGAAATCAGTTATAAACATTTTTCCGCTGTCAGTGATGTACAGCGCATTGGGAACCAATCTTCTATCAAGCGCCAGTTTTTCATCCGTAACCCTGCATATTTGCAGCCATGATGTTGGGAAATTTTTCCCCCGAATCAGGATGTTGTCCTCGTCCAGATCGTACAGGTACAGCCCCGTGATGGTAACCAACCCAGAACTGCCGATGTTCCCTAGCTGTAGCCCAGATGCAAGCTTTGTTGCATCCTCCGGCACTGTGTACTGTACACAGGGCCGTTTGTCCCCGAATACCTCGGAATCCGCAAGGGTATCATACTTGAATCCAGTAGCCTGCCAGTTTGCCCCAAGCAGATACCGCACGTTTGCAGGGTTTCCAACTTCACAGCTGAAGGATACGCATCCCGCCTCAAGCCTGTGACCACGGAGCTGCATCACCTCATCAACTGTGTGGTCTGTCCGCAGGGCACCGTGACTTGTTGTAAGCGTTGCTGTCAGGTCAAAAACCACATGCCCGGAATCATCCAATCGCCGTGTGTAGGTGTATTTTGTTTTGTCATAGCTTACGCCGTTTGTTTCAGTTGGGCTGACACTTGTTAGGTTGCTATACCAGTCCTTACCCTCCAGCTCCGGCACAGAGGTAGGGTCACAGAGGTATAGATTTGTTACGCTCCACTTTATGCCCGTGCCGGAAGAGCCGCCAAAACATTGCACCTTGATGGTGATGTTTGCAGCTCCATCTGCAACGGTAAATGGCACGCAAAAGCCTGATTGGTTGCTTACATTGGAACCATTTTGAGTGGTCAGCCTGATTTCCGCCGTGCTTGATCCGTCCGTGATGACAAGCCTCAAATTCGGATTCTGGGATGTAAAATTCTCGCATCCGAATTCCAACGTTTTGCCTTCCAGCTTTTTTGTAACATCTATCTGGTAGTTCAGGTTTCCCCAGCTTGTCCAGTCACTGAGGCTTCCGTCAATGTTTGTGCCGTCCCTGGCTTCCTCCAATACGCCGTTAACAGTGACCCGCACCATGTTTACCAGATGGTTTTCAAATTGACTCAGCTCCCGTGTGGGCCTCCAATCATCAATTGCCATGCGTAGATAGGCGGTAGCGTTGGTTTTCACGGTTGGGTCATAGTTGTCTAGCCGTTCATCTACGCCGTCAAAACGCTCCTGGAGGCTGTACTCAATCATGCTTGGGCTTGCAAAGGTGTTTTTTATTTCAACCCCATCAACAAAAATATGGGTGCCGTCAAATGATTTTTTGTTTGCCACACCACCCACCGTTGCCTCACGCATACATTGGATGATGTGGTTGTTGACCTCCATCGTCCAAATTGCCGTTGTGCCGGACATTTTATAGCTGTAGCTCACTTCGCTGTGATCTCCGTAGTAGTATGGAGCCATCAAAGCATTGGTGTCCTCGCCAATCAGCGGCCCCCGGTCAAAGCACAGCGCCCGACCTCCCCTTGCCAGTGTTGAAAAAAGCAGCCAGGTCATTTGATACCGCTGATCCTCCGCCGTCATTGCAGACCCGGAGGAAGAGAAATCAATTGCATTTGCGCTGCACGTTTTCCCGTAGATGTTCACATAGTAGTCCCGCAGCTTGTTCGCTGAGGACACGCTTCCCCATTTCCCCTTGTTATAGCTTGCGCTGGAAGAATCATCATCCGGCCAGAAGGTGCAGCTTTCAATCAGCCAATAGTCCTTTTCTCCCATGGTGGAGGCAATCCCTAGTGTATTCCAGCTGTTGGTAGCACCGCTAACATGGCTGAGAAAATCCCAGGCATTTCCAATCACGAAGAACCCAAGCTCATGAGAGTAATCAATCAGGTCATTCTGCCGGTGGATGGAATCTAGATATTCCTTTCCATCCCCGCAGTTTGTCAAATCGTCGAACTGGTCAAAGAAGATGCCGTCAAATGCGATTCCGCCTTCCATGCTTCCGTTTTCCCCTGTTCCAAGGAAGTGCAGGCAGTCGGAAATATCCTTGCGCATCTTCTCCCGCAGCTTTCCGCTGCCAGCGTCCACATACCTGACCCACCTAATATTCGGGTTCAGCTCTCGGCTGCGCTGTATAATCTGCCCCATAACCGGGTCGCTCCCAACGCCGGAGACACCCACAATGTCCATGGAGGCACAAGCCCTAGCCTTCGATTCTACACTCCCGTGTACGACACCATCCCCCCAGTAAAGACCAACCCGTTCAATTGGTGATTTTGTTATTGCTGAAGTCGTAATCGAAAATAAATCATTTTCCAGCTTTTCATAATTGTCGGTTAACTGATCAATTTTCTCTTTCTCCATGTCAGCAATTTGTATTGCATATTCAGCAGCATCGTCAGCAATTGTCTTTGAGGCGGTAACATCACTGTAACATTGAAGAATGCTATCGTGAATTGCATCTCTGACTTCTATGCCATAGACAGCATTCTTGATTTTTGACAGAAACTCCGAAATTTTGTTAGCCATCATTCATCGCCCTTATCATTCACATCTATTTGACTTGCCTCAATAGTTGCAATTTCTTTGTTAAGAGCTTCGATACCTTGATCGCAGAGCTGCATACACCCCAATAGAATGTCGAGATTAGAACGAGTGCTAATAATGCTCAAAGTACCAAGTACCGTTCTAATTCTCTGTAAAACGTAGATTGCTTCTTTCATAGTTACTCCTTTTAATTACATAACAAAAAGGTTTTTGTTTCGGTTTCTGCTAGAGACGGAATGTAAGTATAGTAATCATATTTCAGATCCCTGGTGGTTGCTTGCGTAAGCACACCCTGTTTAATTTTTTGCGCGCGTACAACCTCGGGAGTATACGGCGTAACAGATACAACGCCACTATTCCATGTTTCGCCTCTTGGGGTGAATACCAGTTTTGCACTTCCAGAGCCTGTATCTGTACCCGTTACTGTCAGTGTAGACTTTTTATATCCAGTATAAAAAGTCTGGCGATTCACATAATAGTTTCCGTTTGAATCCTTGGAATAAAGCGTAGATGTATACTGTGTAGCGCTAGATACCGTATAATTTACCTCGTAGGCGCTGGTATAGTTGTTGTTTTCTACGGTACTTCCGCTTCCGTTGTATGTGTGTACATTCATCCGCCCGCCAGTAGTCCCAGTGTATTTATAGGTCGTTGCGGCTCCAGAGCTTCCAATAACCGGGCTGCCTGTATAGGCTACAGATTGTGGAGAACTCTTGGATGTACGCACATAAATAGGGCTCCCGGCATCACCATCCTGGAAATCAACCAATTCTGCCGACGTTACGGATGCGTACGCTGTAAGCTCCTTGATCGTGCTGGCGCCACCGGAATGAATAAAACGTCCCATGGACGCATTTGCCGGAAGATGCCCATTGATTTCGTCACCGGTGGACGCCCGGAATTTTGATGGTGTGTATCTTTCTAAATCCTTTGTACCCTGGCTTTCGCCATATTTCTCAGCAACAAAAGTTGCATCGGGAGTAGACTGTACCAAAGTCCGGCTCCGAGACCCTATCCGTGCGGTCGTTGAGGGATAACCCTATTCGGGTAACCCCTGCTGATTCCCCCTCCAAAAACCCCTTAGCACCACACGCTCGCACGCATGGCCTTTTATTTCAGCATAGGGCATCCTGATGTAATTTTTATTGCTTTCGCCGCTTATCACGCCCGGGCTTATTTCATCCCCACGTTGTAGCTACATCAGGCTCTACAGGGCGTCCGAACTCTGTCGGAAATCCCAGCATTTGAGATAGTTTTCTTTTCGCACCCGGCTTTTTATCGGAGCCGCCAGATACGCACCCATTTATGCAGCGCCAAGAACTGTCTTAACGCCGTCGGTCGAGGTGATAGATTGTGGTGTAAAATCATTGTAGCCAAGCTTGATTGGACCATTTTCAGAAGTCGTTCCAATATATCCACTTACTAATAAATTTCCATTCGCGACGATGCTTCCTTTTACTCCAAGCCCATAAGGATCACTGACATAAGCAACGTCAGAAAGGTTTACACGACCTTGTAAATTTATTACATCTGCTGTAAGTGTCGCGATACTGGAGGACAGTCCATCTACATCGCTTTGAGATGCTTTTAATTTCAATGAAGCTTCAGTATCCCCAACACGAGCAGCTAAGTCTGCTTGAGATGTTCTTAATCCTATAACAGTATCATTATCAGCTTTCAAAAGAAGGGAAGCATCAATACCTTCAAGATGGCCATTGATCGCGGTTTCGATGCTCTCAAGCGTCACTGTATCGGCCTTCAATTTGATGGAAGATTCAAGCTCAGTCGCTTTCAGAGTTAACTCTGCATAATGGGCATCCTGAATCCCTTCTAGTTCTTCATTCCAACCAACCAGCATAGAAATACTGGACTGAGTCTCATTAGCAATTGTTTCGATCTGCGCTGTATTTTCAGTCACTTTACCTGTCAGAGTATCGGTATCTTGTCGCAGAGCTTTGATATTGACATTTCCAGCAGCCGCGTCAAGCTCGATACCGACTTTCTGATGCAGTATAGTTTCGGTGTTCATATAACGCTTATATAAAGCACCAAGTTTCACGGTCCCTAGTTCTGGCGAAACGTCGATCCACGCATCATAAAATTTATCCAGCTTTTCTTGTGCTTCTTCAGAGGCAACTCCACCGGCAGCGCCGCCTCCACCAGAACTATCCGTTTTCTGCTTCTTATCTTTCCGATAACGATCGGTAAGTGTCTGATGCGGGATACCAAAGGTGTAAACATTGTTTTCTGGATTCTCCAAATCATACTCAATTCGAGTACAAGTCATATAATCCAATATTCCATGAGGCGCAGAATCGACATGAACACGATCTCCGCAATGAATCGATTTGATGTCAGGATTGATAAAATGAATATCAATCGCCTTGACACTAAATGTACTTGGAATATTGTTCTGATTGGCAAGGAACCTTCGCCCATTCTCAAGCAGCGTATGAGCATTGCTAACACCGCTAAAAACATGCGTTTTAACGATCCGCCCATATCTGGCAACTCCTGCTTCATCAACGAGCTCATCGCTGCCGCCATTTACAGAGCTGATGTCAAGATTCTCGTCACCGAGCGGAATCAGAACGGTAAACAATTCATCGATGGACGTTTCTTCCGTAAGATCGAGAAGATTCACCCCAAACTGAATTTCTGGAATGTTTACATTTCCATAATCCAGAACAAGATCGATATACGTTACTCCATTTACTTTTCTCGTTCTGAGATAACCGCCGCAATATTGAATCAAACAACTGTCAATATAGTCAAAACTGGTTGGCCAGGTATTTGTGACACCATTGATTGCAATCTGTTTGTAGTTAAATCGATTCATTTCCAGATCTTCATAGATTTCATCGGATTGACCGGCAATGTAAACATCCCGATTTTCGATACCGATCGTTCCTACAACAAATCGCTTATCTTCCTCAACTCGTTTGTTGTGGTTATTGACAATCTGCTTGAAAAGATCGTGGGTTTTACCTTCGAACTTCTCACCTTTCTGAACACTGTCAACAAGATAAGCAAGATTACCTTCGCAGGTGATTTTTCTGGTGTTCCAGAAATCTTTACTTTTTGTAAGGATTCGTCCATCAAACAGTTCTTCTCCGTCGACTTCCACTCGAACCTTCGTTTTCAATGGGACTAGCTCAGAAGAGATTTGATTCACTGATGGAATACTGAATTCCAGAGAACCGGCCTTTCCAATTTCCAGCCTCATCTTAGGGTTAGATACTGTTTTGGAACTGCTAAACAAATCGTTTATTGGAGTATCATCTATAAATATCGTATACATTACAGCCTTCCCCATTTGAAACGAATATCAACAGTTCCGGTGCCTATGAAAGTAATAGTATTTTCTCCATTTTGAATTAAAATTCCATTCAAATAGTTCTCTCCGACTTTCAGCAAATATTCTTTCCCTTTGAAAATAGCGACCATCGGGGTAGAGGCTACAATCGTTGGAATCACAGGCATACTTCCACCAATCACTAGGATTGTTTTTTCGGCATCAATGGCGATATTGCTATGAACAATAACATTGTCAGTTTCAAAGTTGAATGTATCCCAAATCCAGTCATCCGTTGATGACTGAAGTGTTATCTTGTATGGATCGACGTTATAATCAATTACGATGGAAGAGCGTGCAGCCTCTGATCTCCAGATATTGACCGAAAATATTCCAAAATAATAATATTTTGGATCATCTTCAAGAATAGCCATAAGTTGCCTACCGTTAAACTGTTTCAAGAGCTCGCTGTATAGATCTATCCAATTTTTGAAATCTCTATCTACATAGAATTCAAATGAACCCGTACGATTATCGAACATAGGTCTCCCGGTTACAACTTCGGATAGATCGATTAAACCATCTCTTCCTGGAATATCAACATAGTGGGTTTTTACTTTAGGCGGATTAAACACCGGGCGAGTCTTCGGAATCAAATGCCAGTCGTCCCAGGTGTTTTTCCAAAAGTCGTTATTCCCAAAAGTAATAGAATGGTACATTCGGTTCCTCCATTTCTCATAGAATAGAAAAAAGCCCTCGATTATTTCTTCGAGGGCCTTTAAGTAGTATTTTGTTCGATTTTCGATAAATTATAAAATGAAGATAGTTCCGTTCTGTATGGATCGACGTTATAATCAATTACGATGGAAGAGCGTGCAGCCTCTGATTTCCAGGTGTTGAGCGAAAATCTTCCGAAATAATAATATTTCGGATCATCTTCAAGAATTGCCATGAACTGCTGGCCGTGAAACTGTTTCAAGAGCTCGCTGTATAGATCTATCCAATTTTTGAAATCATTATCCACATAGAATTCAAATGAACCTATACGGTTTCCAAACGTCGGTCTACCGGTAAGAGACTCGGTTAGATCAATAACACCATCTCCGCCAGGTATTTCGATGTAGTGGGTTTTTACTTTAGGCGGATTAAACACCGGACGAGTCTTGGGAATCAAATGCCAGTCATCCCAGGTGTTTTTCCAAACGTTATTTTTTCCAAAGGTAATAGAGTGGTACATTCGGTTCCTCAATTTCTCTTAGAATAGAAAAAGGCCCTCGAATATTTCATCGAGAGCCTTTCATCGAATTAGTTAGCCCGATTTTTCATCATGCTCTTGTTCCCAAGACTCGCATCCATCTTTGACACAGTCCCGCCGACCAGCTCTCCGGAATCCAGCACCAGCTGCATATTCAGAATCGCTTCATTCAGATCGTCGATGTGATCCCGAAGGATCTGAAGTTCGTTAATCACGTTAATGTTATCCTGGCTTCCAATGATCCGGTTCCCTTCAAAGTTCAGAGCGCCAGCTCCCATGGAGAAGGTTCTACCGGAGAAGAAACCAGCATTGATGTTGGGATTGGCGGCAAACAATCCATTCATGGAGTTGATTCCATCTTCGATCCCGGTCATGTCAATCACAGGACGAATTCTTGGAGTCGGATCGATAAAATCGAAGATGCTGTTATTTGAGCCAAGGAGCAGTGTTTTTGCAGAATCCACGACCCCTCTCGCAACATTGGTCGCTTCGCCGGAAACTCTTTTTGCGTATTCGCTTAAGCCATTTACCAGTCCAAGATCGAAGTTTTTACCAAACCCAACACCAACGCGGGAAGGAGAGTGTACCTGCCAAGTGATTTGAATCGCTCTGGCCGCTCCACTGGCAACGGCTGTAGCGGCGTTTTTAACCCGCTCAACCATGGACAGAATTCCTTGCTCCATACCTATCGCCAGATTCACGCCGGTGGAAACCCATACATCAAAGGTAGTTTTTGCCCCATCGACACCGAGTTCGGAAGCAATTCCGGCAGCAGATTTGATAGCTTCAACTCCATTTTGAATTCCATTGCTCAAACTTGTGATGTATGCCTCAGCGGTATTAGCACCTTCCTGATCGAACACTGGAAATACAATGTGAGAGAATTCGTTAATGAGAGTTTGTACAGATGTCACATCGGAAGCGGTTAAACCATGAGCCATCTCCGCTGCGGATACAAATTTTCGAACATTCTCTGCCATTAAAGTAATTTTATCAGCATCAATATCTCTGATTCCGTTATAGAACCCGTTGAATGCAGTGCCGTATTCTCTGATCACATCGAGCATTGTCGTCAGGTTGGAATAATTCTCTTCAAAATTTCTTTCCCCAGAAGTTTCCCAACCTTTAACGAGCTCAGCATATTCAATAAAAGTTCCGATCAATGTCTTAACGCTTTCAAATTCAAGAATCGTATTGGAAACCCCCGAAATACCTCTTGCGAACATTCCGATGTCTCTTCCCATTGTTGCCATGTAACCAGAAATACTCACTATACGATTCATTGTCGTTGAGTCAATACTATAAAAGTTGGATATGCCTGGGATTCCGGAAATGAATGTCACGATGGAATCAAATAATGTGGATGCGTGTTCGACATCTGCAATTGTAACCTTATTGATTCCGGTAGAAAACGACTTAAGATCGAGACCGATTGTTTTCATTGTTCCGGTATACCTAAGTAAAGTTTCGACTTTGCTTCCTCCAAAGAATTCCGCAATATCGTTCCATAGACCTCCGCTATCATTGAGACCACTGATAAAACTTTGAATCAAACCTAAAACATTAACGGCTTTTTGTGAATCATCCATGTTAACAGAAGCAATGTTAGTAGCGAAAGAAGCCAAGGCGGAGCCGATAGAACTGACATTCGATGAAAATTTACCAAGATCCTTTGCGCCTACGATGCTCTGCCACCAGCCTCCGGTTGGATCAAGAGATTTTGCCAGTTCTACAATACCTTGTGCGGCTTTTGTAGAATTCGTAATAGCATCATCGGTTACAACATAGTTCCAATCTTTGATTTCTTTTGCATATGCCATCATCGCAGCCGCGAAACCTGGAAGCTTCTTACTGAAATTACCGAGGTCTGGAATTCCAGCGAATTTCTGCCAGGAACCGCCCATTCTCGGAAGCGCATTTATGATTCCGGCGATACCCATTGCGGCATTCGTAGAATTCTCGACATCTTCCATAGACACAGAATTGGTAAATCCACTGATGTGCTCCGCATACAATATCATTGCATCTGCAAAACCAGGAAGCTTCTCGCTGAAATTACCGAGGTCTGGAATGCCGGTGAATTCTTGCAAAGATCCACCGATATTTGGGAGGGCGTTTATCAATTCTGCAATGCCGTTAGCAGCTGCAATCGCGTTTGTAATATCGGTTTCCGTGGCTTTATTCTCAAATCCTGAAATATTCTCACCGAATGTATTTAGTGCTTTCCCGATGGATTTGGTGTTTTTGGCAAACGCTTCAACATTCTTAAATCCAACAAGTGCTTTTACCCAGTCTGGGCTGTCCCAAGGAACTTTTTCCATCAAATCGGTAAGATTCGTTCCTGCCTCGATTGCGGCTGCTGTATCGTTTGTGGAAGATGTACTGAACCCCTTTACGGATAGAGCAAACAGTTTTAACCCAAACCCAAGCTTTGCAGAATCAACAACATATTTGGTAATTGGGTCTTCACCAAACAAACTTGCAAGACCAAGAAGAACCTCGGACCAGGCGATTCCGGTCATTACCGCTGCGAAATTTTTTGCTCCGTTGAACGCGTCTTCTGATATGGAAGATACACCATCAAAGAACGGTTTCATATTCTCCATAAAATTGGCGATATTTGTTCCAACATCTGGGAGGGTACTGGATGCTCCATTGATGATTCCTGCACCAAGTCTTCCAATAGCGGTTCCGATAGCCTCAAGAATATCGCCGCCACTATTTATCAAATCTATAGAGTTTGGATAATGATTCTTTATAGCTCCAAACGCCGCGATAACTAATCCAATTCCGCCAATAAGCACAGCAAAAGCTGCGATTGCAGATACGGCACCGCCAATAGCTGCGCCAACTGGTATCTTAGCAAATATAAACATCGACGCTGCTACGGATAGCAAAATCGTTCCGATAGAAGCGGCAAAAGAAAGCATCTTTTCCATGTCCATATCTTGACATTCTTTGAACGCAAAGATAAATGCCTGTATTGTCCCAGCCATCAGCAAGAACGCAGTCAAGGCAGTTCCAAATTTAAGTCCTTTAACCGAATCGAATAAAATCTTAAATAGGACGATCATTCCTCCCAATCCGACAAGGCCTTTGGTAATTTGACCAATTTTCATATTACCAATTGCATTCAGGGATAACACAAGAATTCCGATTGCTGTGGACATTCCAATAAGTCCTGAAATTTTTCCATTTCCGCCGGAACTCTTGATAAACAACCCAAGTTCCAATAAAAGAAGCCCCATTCCAGATAATCCTTTTGCAATCTGCCCGGGATCGAGAGAAGCAATATTTTTCATTGCCAGAACAAGCAAATTTACCGCTATACTGATTCCAAGAAAAGCAATCTTATTTTCGTTTCCTTTTCCCATCATTCTGGTAAACAGCGCAAGTTCAGTTAGAATGATTCCAATTCCTGCCATACCTTTCAGCGCATCTTCGACCTTCATCATGGACAGAAGCTTAATCGGGATAACAAGCAATGTGATTGCGGCTGCGACCATTAGGAACTGTTTTCCATCAACATCGATACTCTTAAAAATCTTGGAAACGGCTAAAAGCTCGATCGCAATTAGCGTTACTAACCCGAAACCCTTTATCGTATCCTCTGTTTTCATCTTGGCCAACACATACATTGCTGCAACAATAACTCCAATAGAGGCTGCAATCTTCAGCAAAGTCGTTCCGATACTGTCTTTGTTCCGGTGAATGATTTCCAAGCCGTCTTTCGATATATTTTTGATGCCTTTTCCAATTTCTTTGATTCCGTACCCAATACCCTTGAACCCTTTGCCAATGTTCTTTATTCCAGAAGAAATATTGACAAAACCGGTTATTAGCTGAAACCATTTAAGACTGCTATAAATCGAAAAAACAGTATTGAACACGCCGAGCCAGTCAATAGAAGTAATGAAATCTACTGCTTTTTTAAGACCGTCGCCAATAAAAGAAAAGAATCCTGGAATATCCTGGTTAACAAACTTATGAAAGAACCCCTTAACGCTCTCAAATGTGTTTGTTAAATCGTTCTTTGCATTCTCAAACAATTGTTTCAATGCGGCGATAATGGATTCATACTTGGAAGCGATCTTTGTGACGATAGGCTCTTCATTGTCACGATCTTCATCATAAATATCTTCTTCGCCAGCTCTTTTGAAAATGTTAAAGATTCCAGAGAACACTCGTCTTGCAGTAGAAAGAACTGCGTTCATTGTCTTGGAATTTTTAACCATATCGACAATGGATTTCGTAAACTCTGTCAATTTATCGATTCCATCTGGTATCCGTCCAAGGAAATTGGAAATATGCTTTCCAACCTTCTCAAAGACACCGAGTTCTTTCGCTTTTTGATATAAACCAGAAATCTTTGAATATACATGATCAAATGCAGAACCAAACATTTCAGATACTTTTCGTATAATCGAACTTAGTTTATCCGCAACATCCTTGACAAAGTTGGAAATCTTATCATTCCCCTGTAAAGAGGAAATAAAGTCTGAGAATTTCTGAATGGATTTTGAAAAACCAGACCAAATTCCATCAGTCTGTTTTGCTAATCCAACAGATAACCCAAAGATCCAACTGATCCCTTTTCTAATAATAGACACAAAAGAAGCAATTCCTTTGAAGATACTTCTTACGGTGCCCATTATTTCTGCATTCTCGGTCAGTTCCTTAAAACCCCTGGTAAACTCCTTAAACCCATTGCTGGCATTTTTAAGCTGTTCTCCTGTAGCGGGAGGAAAAATCTCCTGAAATGCACCTTTAATTGTGCGAAAGATGTTTTCGATTCCATAGATGATATTCCACATACCATCAATAAGATCGTTCCTACCTCCGAGTTCTTTCCAATCTTTTATCACAGCATTTCTGGACTCTGCAGATTGGTTGATCGTTTCGCCAAAATAGTCGCTTAATTTAGTGAAAAAAGCTTTGGCTTCTTCAAAGTCACCAATGATGTATTCCCAAGTCTGAGTCCATCCAGACTGAAGCGCTTCTTTCAGCGTGTCAAATAACTGCGTAAAGGTCTTAACCTTCGTCGCTGCTTCTGTTGCAGCTTCTGCCATTTTGATGATTTCATCAGCTTCCTCGCTGGTGTAACCTTTGGCAATCAATTCTGCTTTCTTTAGGTTTTTCGCCTGCTCAACAGTAAGATTTGTAGACTGCTCCAAAAGTTTATTGGCATCCTCCAGTGAGTAGCCTCTCTCCATAAGAGTTTTTCTGAGCGCATCTATTTCTTCATCAGTTTTCCGGCTGTTCTTAGCCAGCTCTTCGAAATCCCAGGAGAAATGAGAAAGTGTCTCCGTAAGGACATCGGATGTAATCCATCCGGTAGATAGGGATTCTCGGAAACTTCCGGATTCCTCTATCAGTTCTTTTACTGTCTTTTTAACGGTTTTCGTTATCCTCTTCCCGGAAGCATCGACTGTCGTGACAGTTTTATCAACGGTCACCCCCATAGCAGTGGCAGTCTGAATCAGGGCATCTTGAAATACCTTACCGCCCATACCGGCATTCACAACAGAATTCCAATCCTGTAGTTTCAAAGAACCGGCAGCTAAAGCCTGAGAAAGCTGATACATTGCAGTGCTTGCCTGTTGGCTGGTAGAGCCAGATACTGCTGCCAGGTTAGCAATACCCTGAATGGCCGTTACAGAAGTATTCAGATCAATACCGGCAGCAGTAAATCTACCGATATTAGCAGTCATCTGAGTGAAATTGTAGATTGTCTTATCAGCGTAATGATTGAGCTCATCAAGTTTGTCATTAACAAGATCAATCCGCTCCTGCTGATTATATCCAAGCTTGTCCATCTCAGCTGATGTATTGGCAAGGATAGTCTGGATCGCATCGATCTGAGTTTCATACTCCTGAAAACCAGAACGAATAGGATCGACAATCAGTATATTCCCAATCTTTTTTGCTGCATTGATGGCAGAATCTGTAATCCGATTGATTATGTTGATTCCGACAATGCCCAAAGTTGAGAATCTTGAGTTAAGTTCGTCGATACTGCTGCACATACTCTCAAGAGAGAAGCTCTTGCTTACTCTTTCGAGATTGCTGAGACTTTTTGCTGACTCGTCAAGATTCAAACTAGATTTAAGTTCATCAAGTGTTTTAATACTTGTTTTTACATTTCGTTCGAAATCTTTATTATCGAATTGCATTTCTACAACTCTGGTGTCAGCTCCCGAACTCATACTGATGTTACCTCCTTCCATGCCTCATTCGCAATGTTTTTGAATATCGGTTGTAGTGCCGGATTGATATAATCAATTCCTTGTACATATCCGCCATTTCTGGTCCCATGACCATACTGCAAAATAACGGCGATATTTACATGATTTACAACGTTGGAATTCTCCCAATAAATCGTGTGCCCATTAGGGGTTTCGACGATTTTATAACTCCACGAATTAGCGGTTTTTCCTGTATCTTTTGGAGTTGAATTGGCGAGAGCCTCAACACCTTCTTTTCCATACTTTTCGAGAATACGAAGATAATATTTATCAGAAATCTTCATAAAGAATCGTTCAGTACGGCTAAAATTACCATGATGTTTGATTTTAATTATGACTCTCGCCTCCTTGTTAACCTTTGCTGTGCATTTTCGCTCTTCGAGCTTCATTGATTGCTCGATTCCGTTGCAAAATTTCTTCTCTCGACATCTTCTTGGGTGGAGCGTTTTTAATATTACAAACTCGAATCAAGGTCAAAAGTCGATTCAAATGCCATTTTTCGCAAGGATCAAATGGGATTTGAAAAGCGATCATCCAGTAATAAATAAGGTCCGCAGTTACGATTTCCCGCGAACCTTTTTTATTCTGTTCTTTATCTGAAAACCATGCAGCTGTCATAGACTGATTGATATATTCATCAATTTTTGCAAACATACCGTTTGTCATTCCATAGTAAATAATGGGATCGACATTAGAATTTATCGTCATACAGCGTACATAGTCCATACATTCTTCTGTTGTTTTGTTAGCTTTTCCAAGAAATGGAGTATTCCATTTTGACTCCCATCTTGAAATAGCGATCAACGAATGTTCCAGACATAATGTGGTTTCTTTGGTTACTCCGAATCGTTCATTTTTCTCGTCGAAATATTCAAACGACGGAACAGTAACAGAAAGCATTCATCAGTTCACCACGACTACATTCGAAGATCCATCCTGGGCAGTCTCTTTCTTCTTCGGAATAACATTGTTAAAGAATTCGGCCGCGGCCTTGGAGTCTCTCGAAAGCTCCATAAACAAATCGGAGTATGCCTGGGTCTGTGCGAATGCCTTGACGACTTCAGGGGACTTGTCGAAACCTCTGCCATCGGGAGTCTTCACGCCGTAAGACTTCAGAATCAACTCCTTGAACGTCTGCACAATCCTGTCACGATCCTGAGCAGCTACGATGCGCTCCATCATGTTGATCAGACCGCCGGATACACTGTTCTCCATCTCAATGACTTCTGCTTCGGTCAGATTGAAATAGAAGTCTTCGGTTCTTTCATTTCCGTCGAAGTCGATAAACTTCATAGTCTTCTTATACATTTTGTTTTTCTCCTTTCAAATTAAAAACGGATCATAGCCCCCACCTGCTACGATCCTTGTCTTATACGTTCCCTTCTGCTCCTAGAGCAGATCGCCACTATTTACCGATAATCGATGGATCAGCCGGCTGCCTTCAGAATCTCAAACACCTCGTCGGGCAGGGGAAGGTAGGGATCGGTGGACTCAGTGCCATACAGCTTTGCTTCAAGTTCGGCAATCTTCTCCGGGAACTTCCGGCTGTCGATCACGATCTTGGCAGAAGGCTTCAGACCCTTGATTGCGACGGGAGAACCCTCAGCATCCCAGCTGAAGGTAGCGGCCTCAATAGACTCATTCACCGTAGCGTGAGACTGTTCGGCAGGGGATACGGTCAGACCATAAGCCAGATGCAGCTTATAACCCAGGTCGCTATTGTCAGCGGAACCAACCTCCGTTCTCCAGCAAAGACCAAAGGGAAGCCGCTTCTGCTGACCAACAAACACGCCGGGAATGGGTTCTGCGGAACCGTCACACTGAGCAAACTGATTGGGGTACATATACGCCTCGATGCTGGCTTCATACCGTTCGTTCGCCCTCAGATTCGCATACTCGATGCCATCCGCATACAGCTTGGTGCTGTCAGCGCCGGTAGGCTTGTCCGTCACGTTGATCAAACCGTTCCAGGGCTCAGCCTTCTTGTACGCACCGGTCTCGTCCTTCATGTAGTGAACGCCCTTGCTTACGCCATATTCAAAGATACGGTCTTCCGGGGCATCCCAAGTAATAACTTTGGACATATTATTCCTCCTTAAAATTCTAATGTGAACACATCATGGTGAAGATTGTCGCTCACAAAGTTTCTGTCATGTGCGCATCTTGGCAGCATAGCAACCTTATCCGGTATCATGCTGTCAGGATCTTTGTCAATAACCGTTATCTCGTACTTTTTCGCAAGCAGATACGGTTTGTTATTTGCGAATTTCGGATCAATTTTACTTCGTCTGTACACAATGCACGGATATGTCATGCGAAAGCCGCTGGGAGGGTCGAAATACACATGTTTCCTGGCTTCCTTATTGATCGCATCTTGAAGACTGTCTGTTTGGAAATTGAAAGGACCCCAAAACCAGACTCCAAAAGACGCAAGCAGATCACATAACATTTCGTGTAACAAAAGCCGACGGTCCATGATATACATCCCCCAGTGTAAGAATCAGACGGGGAGCCTGAAGTTCTGCATTCGTAACCTTCCAGGCTACCCCCATCCATTTCACATATTCAATGGCAAAGTAATTTCTGATGCCGAACTCGTCCGGAAGAATGCTGATTGTCGTCTCAAGAACGACATTATCATTTACTCCAATCCCAGGCACCAAACGTCTGGCCGTCTTTTTCGTTTCACCATAATACTGCTTTTCGATTATTTTATCCCCGTAGACGCCGGGTCTTGTTTCAACATCGTGTTCGATGAAGCCGACTGCTCCATAAAACTTTGCCATTTTGAGGAATCACCTCAATTACGCAGCATCGTCGCCGAGAGAAGAAGCGACGCCATCGGTAATATCCTCTTCCAGAACGATGGCAGAAGCAACACGGGTCAGAGCGCCGGACACTCTGGTTTCAAGCAGGCTCTGGAGCAGGTTGAAGTTGATGTCGAACCCGGTGAAATGAGTGACTTCGCCACCCTTGGTAGCGCCGATATTGTAGTCCCGCATATCCACGAAGATACCCATCAGCTGCTTCTTCTTCCCGTCAGTGGTGGTACGAACCTGGTTCTCGAACTTCTCGACGGTGACGACTTCCACCACATTCAGAGCGGACTTGATGTCGTTGATGGTGTTGTAGATTCGAAGACCATTCCGATCCCGAGCCAGCAGCATCTTGTTCACCAGATCGGTGGTGCAGTAGAACTTGGGGCGACCGCTGCCACGATAATGCTTCCGGGCATTCAGAAGCTTCTCGATAATCGCTTCAGCCCAGACATAGTTGTCGCCGAAATACTTGCTGGTGTCAGTACCCTGGAGCTCGCTCTTCATCTTTGCGAAATCCACATCGAAATGGAGCGTGAACAGCTCGTCATCAGTCCAGATGGGTCGAATATGATCGGGGCTGATCTTCTGATCGTCCTCCAATTCACGGCCGTCACCAATCATGATCGCGGTTGCCAGCTCCTCCTTCAGAACCATCTGATCGATCGCGTACATATAGGCAGCCACATCGAAATCGGTAATATCCACCACATCGTCCCGCTTCAGATCGCTGCGAACATACACTGTCTGAGGATCCGTGGAACGATGCACCAGAGTGGGGTCACCGCGCAGAGCTTTCTTGGAACCCTTTTTGTAACCCTTCGCCCGGAGATTGTCGATATTCCGAACGTCAGCCTGACGGGTACGAACCCGGTTGATGGGACTCTTGTGGGCACCATTCAGAACGGAAGCAACCCAGGACTGATCCTCGGTAATCAGTTCGGGTGCGCCGGGATTCAGATCCTTCACTTCGGGGAACAGCGCTTCGTAGAAATCAGCCTCGGTCTGAACACCGCTGTGCGCCAGCTCCTCGGAATGTTCTGCCTGATAGATGGCCATAGCAGATCGCAGACTGCCGCAATTCTTGGATTTTGCAAGGGTCAGGATTTCCTGCGTATCGGAATGCATCAGAACCTGACCCATTTCAGTGCTCTTGTCAAAGACATTGTGCTTCATATTGTTTTCCTCCTCATCATTTTCGGATTGCTCGTCCGTAGTATCGTCGTTGCTGATGATCTGATCCATCATCGCACATACAACAACTTTTTGCTTGTCAGTAAGGGTGTTAAAAACATCCAAAAGGGTTTCATCTGGGTTCTCATCACCGCCATCGGAAGCGTCGGGATTTTCGGGATTAGGGTCTTCTGCGTGGAAAAGCTCAAGTTCTTCCCCAGTGTAGATAATACCTTGGTCACGATCTTCTCCGCAGCTTCCATCTGCATGTACGATAATGGAATCGATGCAAGCCCCAGGATTTGCACCGGCAAGAACAAGACTCACTTCACGAATATTGCCATGAAGAACTTTCTTGCCTTCTTCTTTTAAGCCATTTGCAAAGATAGAAAGGGCGGTAATATCACCATGTTCCACTTGAATCTTTGCGTCCTGACCTTTGGCGGTGCTGTTGAATTTGCAGTAGGCATAAACGCCGTCTTCTCGGTTTTCCAGCAATGCATGACCGAGCACACTTTCAGGGGAATCATGCTGATGGTTCCAAACCAAAGGAACCGTCTTCCCATGATTCTCCTTAAAAGCATCCTTCATAATTGTGCGCCCATCGCTGCAACGGAGATTGGCGCGTGTCGCCCAACCGCCAAAATCGAAATCAATTTCCATTTTGACTTTTCTCCTTATTCTTGATTATTGTGATCCATATCAGGATCGGCCTGAATGGATTGTTTACAATCTTCTGCGGATTGACTAAGATTCTTATTACGAAGCTCGTCGGCCTTCGGATCATTGCTTGGCTTCATACCAATGATCTGACGAACCTCATTGGAAGTCAGAATTTCGTTTCGAGTCATCTTATCAGAAATCTCGGCAATGTCAGACACAGGAACCATCCGGAACGGGTCACGGAAGAACATAACCTTCTCACGATTCTTTCTGGCAGTTCTGGTCAGACATTTTCGGTTCACTTCTTCCACAACTGCCGTAACAAAAGGCTCAATGGTTCGATTATCGTAACCGAGCATTGTTTTTTCGTCGGCAGAACCGTCAAGAATACCTTGCGTGAAACCAAGCTGGCTGAACAACATATCGGTCAGATACTCGATCTGCTTCATGAGATTGTTTTCAACCGGGCGATTAAGCTGGGTAATTCTTTCGGTTCCATCCGTGTAGGCGATGCCATATTTTCCTTCGGCCAGCTGTCGCTCAACTTCGCTTCTGCGTTTATTGGCCTGTACCCGTCTGGCTTCCGTTTTCACAACGTAAGGTAGCTGAATAATCAAATCCAGCTTTCCACTGTTGGTTCTTTCGTCAACCGCATCCAAAAGTGCAAGTTTTCTGGAAAGTCGCTGCATGGTCGAGTTTGGTTCATTGATTACAGAATAAAGTGGGCTCTCGACAATCATGACATCTTTCTTTTCCAGATATATTTCCTCCGGTTTCCCGGTTTCTTCATTGTAAAGGCGAACCTTAACATGCATCGGCTTCCATTCGACGATTTTTCCAGTTCTCATAGTGAGAATATCTCGATAACCCTCTACATTGTTAGGGGCGTCTTCTGATCCATCATCCCAGTCTATCGGGACGATTGCGACGCTTCCCTCATCCAGCAAGCTCATATAAATGTCCTGCCGGAACGCACGGGCTGCCTGATCAATATTGGCTTCTTCTGTAAGACAATAATTCAGGCCTGAATTGATCGATTCAAGAAATCGTCCATTCTCATCCAATTTAACGTGCTGAATGACAATCTGAGCAGCATCCATTGCGATGCGATTGTAAATAGAAGTAACGATCGATCTTGCGTTTCCCTTTGTGAACTGAGGCCGATCCGGTCTTTGGTAATAAGACGGACCATAATCCTGGAAAGCGCCTTTACTGGTAAAACCAGTGGGGTCGCGATTATTGAAGATATTCCAAATGCGCTTGAACCGTTGTTTCAAAGCCATTCTTCGTCCTCCTGAATAGTTTTTGTTTTGACAAAAAAAATGACCGAAGCCAAAAGCCTCGGTCAGATTCCATTTTGAATTTTAGATCGGTTCGATCTCGTCAGGAGAACAGGTGAAGATTGGGTACGGAGCATTGTAAGCTCTCGGATCATCGACAACCATTTCTTCTCCCGTTTCAACAAGATAGAATCGTTCCACGGTACCCTTTTTTGTGGTGGTATCAATTATTTCACCTACAATACCATTGTCGATAATCCTTACGCTGTCTCCGATTTCGAATTTCACGTTAATCATCCTCCTTAAGCTTTCGGTCAACATATGCGGTTATGAAACGATAAGTATCGTCAATTCCATCATTACGCCATACGGTTCGAAATGTTCGGATTTCTTCAATACCAAGTTTCATCGGAATACTGATCGTGTCATAGGATGTGATTTCATCACGCCGAGAATCAATTGCTTTTGACAGATCAAAACCATCTGCAAGATCCTGAAATAGGCGTTTTCCATCCTTCTCGGTATATCCAACATCAAAGAAGTCTTTGGAATGCTTTGTTTCTGGTTTCAAACAGAACTGACTCAGTTTGTTTTCATGAATCGAAATACCCTTTTCTCCAGAAATATAGTACCCATCTTTCAGTATACTGGGATCCGAAGATTTTTCAACCACTTTCGGTTTTGCATAGCCTAATTGTTCAGGACTTCTTCGAACGCCCCATTTTTGACCTTTTATTCCGTAGTGATATAAACTGCCGATACATCGTTCTCCATACATTATTCAAAAGCCTCCCTATAGATTTTATAAGCCACATAGGCATCCATCATGGCGGCTACAGCATCAATCTTTTGTTCATATCTCTTTTTAAGCAATTTGCGGTTTCCGTTTGTATCTTCAAGTGTGATACAGTTACCCATTGCAAATGTCATCAAAGATTCATCAAACAAAAGCATTCGCTCTTCAGCCAGTTTCTTTAACTCGCCCAGGGGAACCGATTCTGTTTTCGCACCCTGAATAACCTTCTCAATTCCGAAAGACCCATTTTCGTTTTCCCATCTGGCAACAAATTCTTTTGCGTTATATGGATCAAACCCAAAAGAACGCACATCGTATTCCATTTCGGAAATGTGATTGTCGAGATCATCATATACATCCATCATGTCAAGAACGGTGGAATCCATGACGATCAAGCTGCCTTCTTCCCGGAACTCCTCATATTTCTGCCGCATTGCAGCTGGGAGTTTATTGAGGGTAAGGGAAGTGATGTAGTTCCTGGTTTTTACACCAAAAGAACCATTTGACAGAGGAAACAAAAAAGTAAAAGCGCAGAAATCATCGCCTTGCGACAAATCTGCGCCCAAAGAGCATGGTAACTTCCAAAAACTCTGTCTTCTGTGAGGAAGTGTTTCTTCATAGGTAAAGAAATAAGTATATCCCTCCATAGGGATACCGAATCTCTTTGCCAGGATGTCGTTCCGTGCCGCAGGTGCTTTTTCGGCACGTTCAACATCTCTTTGATATGTTTCATAACTGACGGTTTTTCCAAGATTTGGATTTGCTTTCAGCCACTTGTCAGGCTGACCGACTTCATCAATGGAATCGAGTTTATAGTACCAAATACTGATCCAAGGAGCATCGATTTCTCCCTTCAAAATCTGCATCAATTCCATTTTGACGGTATCACCGGAAGCATTACGAACAGTCCCCTCCGAACTGATGGCTAGAATTAGATAGTCGTCAATCTTAGAAGAACCCTGCTCAATCGCACCGACAACATCCTCTCGTACATCGCAGGAAAGCCATTCATCAACGGTAGCAACCTTTGTTCGCATAGACTGAAGCTTGTCAATGCTCATCGGAACTGTTTCGATGCGACTTCCGGTAATGAAGTTCTCGATTCCTTTTTTGGTGCTGGCAAGCTTCACACGATTTGCTTTGCTTCCGGTTGTGTTCTGCAAACTGCCTTCTGTCAGGAACTTGAAAAGAGGACCTCTTGCTCTCGTAATTGAAGTTCGAATAGGGGAGAGGGTTTCGTCAGCTTGCCTCATGGTATAAGCGCAGGCGATCTGATGAGTGGTGCTTTTGTCAATATTCAGAAAGAAACTCTGAATACAGCTTGCATACATTGTCTTGGCTGCGCCTCTGGCGATGATCAAATACTGCTTGTTGGTAAGCCGCTTCTTACGTCTCTTTTTGACAATTCGAACGCCGCGCCCATCGGGATTTGGAACCGGTATTTCCTGTTCAACGAAGTAGTACCAGCCGAATATCTCCTCTGCCCAAAGCTTAAAGCTGTCCAGAAGCTCCAAATCAGTACCATCAGTCAAAGTCAATTCTTCATTGCAGTAAGCGATAAAACCTTCAACTGCTTTATCGTCGTAGTAGATTCCGGGATTGGCAATAAGCCTATCGATCCGATTCATCTCCATTTCGATTTCAGCATTGATTGGTATCTTACCGGCTATGACATCATCTCGAAATCGACCATAGTAAATAGGCACAGCAGTATTCGAAAGCAAAACCTATCACCTCAGGAACCCTGATTAAGCTTTGCCTGGGCTGTACTCACTTTCAAAGCATCACTACAATATTTTGCCAATTCCGCCATATCTTTTGGATCGATTTTGGAAACATCTTTCTTCGGCAATTCCCTAACATCCGGCTTCTTATCGTCTTTCTTGTTTTTGATTCTTGCTCCAAGATTTTCGGCGAATGCGCGAATGACGGAGTCAGCTGATTGATTCATAAACTTACTGCCATTTTCCTTAACAAACTTAACGAAAAATCCAGTTTCTCTCGACTTCTTATTTGCCATCAGCTGAACGTAGGTTTCTTCCATACGAAGTCTGGAAATGCGTTTTGAAAGCTCATCGTCAGACATATCGCCAACTTTCTTTGGATTGTCTTTCTGTCGCTTTACCCGCTGCTTTCCGGCAGTCGTCAAAGATCCATCTTTATTCTGATACCGCCGAACACCCCACTTCTGACCAAGAATTCCGTGATGTTCAATTACGTTTTCCATGCGTTCCTCCTTTCAAATAATAGAAAAAGACCCCGGAATCAAATCCGAGGTCTTTGTGAGAATACTTTATTATGGTGCCCAGGAAGGATTGATCATCGACTTAATGAGTCCGTAATTCGATCGGATTACAAGAATCATTCCATCTTCAAGAACAATGCCGCGTTCTTCGTCATAGTCCAATAATTCATGAAAAATGGCATTGTCATTGTCGTAATTTTCGGCGTTTTGGTAACATGATATGCCGCAACCAAAAAAGCGATCGGTATCCTTTTTATCGAAATCGCTATTTCTGAAAACAAGGACATATTTCCCAGGTTTTATATCTTCACCAACGATGTATGTCCCCTGATATATCGGTTCCTCGACGCCTTCGTCTTGCACACGTTCCATGATCTCTTGATAAATCTTATCCTTTAGTTCAATCAGCTCATCAGTAGTCATAGATTCCAGATCAATAGACGAAGCGTAGGCAGTAGTCGTGAACAACGTGAAGATTACCAACAGGGAAATGAGTGCTTTCTTCATTCTTATATCCCATCCTTTCGTATTATGGCAAATGCCATTCCGAGGTCTTTGTGAGAATATTTAATTACGGTGCCCAAGCAGGCTTTGATGCTGGCTTGATTGTTCCGGAAGAATTGGTAATTGATATTACCATCCCGTCTTGCAATTTTATATAGCATTCCTGACCGAAGTAATAATATTGATGAAAACATGACTTCCAACTACTGAAATCTTCTTTATTTGCATATAAAAAGACTTTTCCTCCATCAACGTCACGCTCAACGCTTTCATTTTTCTCAAACACTATAATGTAATCGCCAGCCTTAATATCCTCTCCAACTACATAGTCTCCAATGTAGATTTTGCTTTCATCGAAACCAAGTCTACTATTGATTTCCTGTACGATTTGGTTTCTCAACTCAATCAGTTCATCGGTAGTCATAGATTCCAGTTCAACGGGTAAAGCGTAGGCAGTGGTTGTGAACAACGTGAAGATTACCAACAGGGCAATAAGTGCTTTCTTCATTCTTACATCCCATCCTTTCGTATTATGGCAAATGCCATTGAGAACATTATACCATGATATGCGATTCGGTCAAGTGCTTAATCTCCAAAGAGCTTCATCCGCTGCTCTTTCCAAAGAAGCAATTGCAGAGGAGGATGCCGGAGGATCAAACACCAGTTTCACTTTTGCGTACACATATGTTTTTGCCTGCTCAAGCACCCTGCTTTCTCCTATGAAGTCGCTCCAAGTTTCATCATATCCATGAATAATAAAACCATCAGGATCACCAACGCCAACCTGAGTAAGCGTATTCAATGCGGTGTTGATATGGATCATGATGTCGGTATCGAACTGAGTGTTCTCACAATCATAACCAATCAACTTTTTAATGGATTCCAAAATACTGTTCATAAGGCATCACCTCTTCCATGGGCATGTATCATTCGGGCTACGAATAATTGGATCCATGATCAACAGATCCTCATTTCCATAGTGAATGGCATTGTGAGTATTAAAAGCAGTGCAGATCAAAAACTCAGGGTCAATAATGTCAGGATTCAGTTGAATGAGATCAACATTGGTGATTGGGTTCATATGATGAATATAAATCTTTTCTCCAATATCGTATCCCTCGCACCCAAGGTCTCGACCCAAATCTCTTGCGATGATATGATCACGAATCTTCCTCCACAAATCATAGTTATAAAACTTCTGATTCAAATATCGTTCGAACCCAAAGGTCTTTTCTCCGACAACTCCACCTAGCTTGAGGTATCTGTATCTCTCAATATAGGTTGGAATCTGAATCAATTCCGAATAGGTTCTAATAGTCTGTCTGGAAGTATTCATCTTCGTCCTCACCGCTGTATCTGGACATAGCCTGGATTGCTCTCTCGTAAAGTTCCTTTGTATCTCCCTGAGCCTGAATTGATTGCGTCTTTGCTTCTAGCAGCTTGGCCTGCAACTCTAAAACCAAGTTCTCACGCTTTGCCTTCTCGCTGGCAAGCTTAAGAAAATGCGTTGTTTCCTGAGAAGAAGCTGTTCCGTCACGAAGTCTTTGCTCCACCAAGTCCATAGTAAGAGAGATCATCTGACCCTCGCGAGCCTCAGGAGTCAAAGCAGGCCTTCCTCTACCAGAAGAACTTAATGGCTTAGGAGTGCTAGACCGTTTCATTTGTTCATTCCTCTCTGAAAAAGGTGGTTATCAGGCTTAATAGAACTTACAAATATAAAGCTATACTGAAAGGACAGGAAAAATGAAGAAAAACCCTAAAAAAGAGCGTAGCCTGTCTATTTGTAAGCCCTGTTAAGCCTGATAACCACCCGGAATATAAGTGAAAACCCTCACCAAAAAATCCCGCCGGGGAAAATCTGAGGAGATCGGAAGAGCGTCGTGTAGGGAAAGAGTG